TTCCAAATTTCTTCTTGATTTTCCATAATTAAAAAACCATAGACGCACAAAGGCTGCCCACTTGCTCGAACGAGCTATGGCAATGTGAATCTATGGAGTATTTTAATTTTTTCATAAGTGAGCAGCGTTACAAATATAATAAAATAACACTACAAACCAAATCTAGCCACATAGTTTTCTAATTGCCGTTTTAAATTCTCATTTTGTTTTGATAAACTCAAATTAAGCCTTTCTAATCGTTTATTTTTGTCAAGTAATGTAATTACCTCACTTGGTTTTAAATCGTTTATTAGAAACTCTCTTTTGGCTTTAGAATGTATTTTATTGATATAGTCTATAACATCTCGCAATCTTTTTTCCATTTCTAACCAGTTTTTTGACTTTGCGCCAGTAGTTTTTTTTGCCATAAGCTGACAAGTTAAAGCGTCGATGCTTAAATCTAGTATAATTTCCTCCTTAAACAAAGGCTCTAGACTGTCTGTTTTGCGTTCTTCTGCAATCTTAGAACGGGTAAGGGTCTGAACCTTTTTTAATACTTTCTTTTTCAAATCCTTCATTTCTGTGATTGTTTAATGTTGTTAATGTTTGCTGTGGCTGTTCTAATACATCAATCCCTCCAATAGTAAATTTACAGTGATTGTGCATAGTAAATAACAAAGGATTTTCCCTATTAGTTACTCCTCCACCCGTCAATGTTTCTTTTACTTTTCTTACGTGAACCTCTGTGATATTAAATCTAGTTTCATGCTGCGTCATACGGTGAATAGATATGAAATCATCAGCTCTATTTGCAAACTTTTGACCTCCTTCTGTATCTGCTTTATCGGGAGCCATTAAATGTCCTTCAAATTGGTGGTCTTTCGGGTATTTCTTTCTCGCTGCCTCTGTTACTAGGTGCGTATTTACGTAAACACTTTTTTTAGTTTGCTTTGCAAATACTCTCATTAAAGAACAAATCTCATAATCTTCTTCGTGCTTATTGTTACCTAACCCCATTCCTTTTAGTGAATTGTAAGGGTCTATCATTAACCCATTGCTATTTGTTGTAGCAGAAATATCCATTATTTGCCTCGCATCAAATAGTTTATCATTTCGAATAAAAGTAAAATACTCCGTTAATTCATCAAGTTTTCTTTGTACCATTAAATCAGTCATCTTGAAAATATTAACTCCTGACATGAATTGAATTATCTTAGTTTTCAAAGAACCTATTGAATTCTCACTGGAAAATATATCCCACTTTAAATTATATTTAGTTGATAGAACTACGTAGTACCATAGTAGCCAATCAGTCTTACCAACGTTATCATGTCCGTTTATAAAAACTAATTGCTCAGGCTTGTATGATAAATGCTGGTCGCACACTTTATCACCTATACCCAACCCTTTTTTTATTGTTCCGTTTTTAATTCCTTCAACAAATTCTCTACCTGCTGAAGGTTCAAATATATTTTCGTTCATTAGTAATCTCTGTTTTTAACCCAAGCAGGAAGATAACCTTCTTGGTTTATAGCCTGTATTTTCTTTGGTGGATTTGTTTTAAGCCAGTTAGCAAAGTGTTTTTTAACTTCGTTAGTATCATCAATTGGATTTTCTAAATAGTTTGCTATTACCCAAAATGATTTTAAACTTTCTAAAATAAATTCTTTACTAGATGAATTGTTTTTAATTATCGCATCCAACCACTGGGAAGATTTTACAATTTCATTCCAAAGATTTTTAGATTTTTCTTTTATATTCTCTTCTTTACTTTTCTCTTCTTTTCTTTGTGGATTAATGGCGGAAGAAACTTCATTTACGGCGGAAGAAATGTGGTTTAAGGCGGAAGATAGGCGGAGTATATCCGCCCGTAATTGGATTTTTACCGCCCGTTTGCGATAAGCGTCTTTAATTGAATCAATAAATTTTTCACTCCAAACAACTTTATTTTCCCAAAATTCTTTATCTATTTCTCCAAATTGCGCAAGGCAATCTAGTACACCTAAAACAACATTAGGTTCAACATCGCAATCAGAAGCATGAAATAATAACTCTGTTTCATCGTTAAAATCTAAGTAATGATAGTTTTTTATTGCTAATGCTCTAAGTGTTCTTATCCAAACAACATATCCGTCATTTCCAAATTTCTTTCTTATAAAGTGCATTGTCTTACCCTCCTTACAATATAAAGGAAAATAATCAACATCATTTCTATTAGGTCTAGCCATTTTCGCAAATATAAAACCTCGTCGGGTAGCTGTGCGGAGGTAGACTAATACCCATTGCAGCTATCCCGATTTGGTTTGTTTTTAAATATCTTAGTTGATTTAGTCTTTTCCGCTAAGAGTTGCCCAAATATACAAAATTAATCCTTTCGCTTCTCGTTTTTTTCAATCTTTTTGAGTAGTTCTTTTTCAATGTTAATTCCAACGTGATGAGCATAATTAAGGCACGTTAAAATGACATCGGCTAACTCTTCACCTAGATTGTTTTCTTTGCCTTTACGGTTAAGTAATGATTCATAAATAGCCTCTTCTACTTCTTCCTCTATTTTGAGAATGAATTGCAAGTCTGTTGTTTCAGGCGTTATGTAACCACGCTTCACAATCGAAGCGTAGTTACGGTTAATTAGGTCTTTCATATTAGAATAGTGTTGATTGTGATTTTTCTAATACCGCACTTTGCACATTCTTCTTAGCTTGTTGGTAGTAGCTTTCTTTAAGTTCAAAACCAATAGCCTTTCGATTCATTTTAACAGATTGAAAAACCTCGCTACCTATTCCCATGAATGGAGTAAGTACCGTATCACCTTCATTAGAATAAAGCAATATCAAACGCTCAATAGTATCTAATTGTAAAGGGCAAATATGCTTTTCGTCATTTTCTTCACGTCCATTTCTGTAGCCTTGTAAAGTGTTGCCGTAGTCAATATCCATCCAAACAGGAGAAGCTATTTTTTGCCACAAATCAACTGGTATATTGGTATTAGTTACTGGATTATTTCTTTCACCATCCTTTCTAAATACCATGATATAGTCAGGAATACCCACGCGACTCATCGTACTATCTTTTTTTACTTGCTTATGAAGTAAACCGAGCGCTTTTGTTCTTTGCATTTCAACAACTGGGTCTTTCCATATAGTAATTCGTGAGTGGTAAATAAACCCAGCATCACTAAAAGCCTTTAAAAGTAAACCGCTAAAGTCGCGAAGTCCTATAAATCCTTCTTTACCTTTTTGAATTGGTAAATCCATGCAATGAACAGCAACATTTCGCCCACTTTGTAATACTCTGTAAAGTTCTTTTATTAAGAATCCAAATTGAGTTAAGAATTCATTGTAATCTTTACTATTACCCATATCCTCTAAATGGCTTGAGTAGGTATAAAGTTCTGCAAATGGTGGAGAAAACACGCTTAAACCTACCGATTCACTAGGAACATCTTTAATTAGTTGGATGCAGTCGCCACGTTTAATGTGATAGAATTCATTTTTATCTTCTGTGGTATCAATGTTACCGATATTCATCAGTTCATTGTTTAAATTAGCGTTAATCGCTTTGCTCATTTCATCTTGCATAAGTTCAAATTGTTTTTGTTTGTTATCTATTGATTGTTTTACATTTGCCATTGTATCGGTAGTAATTAAATGAATGTTCACTTCATTCTTTTGCCCGAACCTATACGAACGTCTTATCGCTTGGTATAATCCCTCGAAGCTAAAATCCAAAGAAGCAAATATTTGATTTCGGCAGTTTTGATAGTTCATACCAAAAGACGCTATTTTGGTTTTGGTTATAAGCACTCTAAATTCATTATTCGCAAAACCTAAAAGCATCTTTTCTTTGTACTCTGAACTATCCGAACCTTTAACCTCAACAGCAGACGGTATTAATTTTTTCAAATATTCACCTTCTTCATTTTGCTTAATCCAAATGATGAAATTTTCATCGCTATTATTTACCAATGAAATAGCATCTTCCATTCTTTCAATCTTAGTTAACCTCAACTCTTGATTAAAATTAGTCGCTGAAATGATAGCATCATTAAATAGCTGACCGTTATCTCTTTTTGGCGTAGTTATTTTACGCTCTAAAATATTCAAAGTAGGTAAGTTATAACCTTCCATTGTAAAACCTATATCCTGAGGCTTATTTAACATTATAGCCCACGTACCAATAAACTGGTAAAATGTTTTTACAGCGTGTCCTTTCAATCTCCATTTAGCTGTTTCACCACCATCATGCACAAAGTACATTGCAAGCATTTCATTTCTACCCATAACATCTAAGAACTCGCTATGGTTTCCAAGTTCCATTGGGTCGTTTGGTGAAGGTGTTGCTGTACACGCTAACTTATAAGGTGTGTTTTTAAACTTATCGATAATGTTCTTTTTTGTTTCACCTTCAAAGTTTTTAAGGATAGAACTTTCATCTAAAACGATACCTCCAAAAATACTGCTATCAATATTATCTAGTTGCTCATAGTTTTGTATTACTATGTTTGTGGTATCAATTCCAAATCGTTTTGCCTCATTTAGTGTTTGACCTTTAACTGCCAATGGTGCAAGTATTAATACGGGCTTATTAGTGTGCTTTGCCACATTCTCTGCAAATGTTAATTGCATCAATGTTTTACCCAAACCACAATCAGCAAATATTGCATACTTACCAGCTTTTAAAGCGCGTTTAACAATGAATCTTTGAAACGGGAATAAGTGATTGTTTAAATCATTATCATCTACTTCAAAGCCACTTTCGATGTGCTTTTTTTGTTTCTTTTCTAAGAATTCTAAATATTCCATTTGTTTGTTTTTTGTTTGTTTATAAAATACCTCTGCATGAATCTCGCACACACTTTTAACCTCCGATTGTATCCATTACTCATTGGCTAATGTTCTGTAATTAAACTAAGAGGGAAAGAACGTCATTTGTTTTATTTTAAAGTTTTGTAAAATATTCAATTTGTTCGTGAAAGTATTCGTTTGCCAGCTTAACCTTTTCCAGCATTTCGTTTACGTCCGCTTGCTCAACTTTAAATTGCTTAGTGAATAGTCCGTAATCGTTCGGCACTCGTGGATCGAACCAAGCCAATACCGCAACGTCACACTCACGAAGATAAGCGTCTGAAAGTACTTGCCAAAATCGCTTTGGAAGATTAGCTTTTAAATCTTCACTATCTCTAATTTCTTGCAAGTGGTTAGAAGTGTTTAAGCACTTAACCTCTAAAGCACCGTTTAACTCTCTAATATAACCATCACCCGAACCTCCGTAGTTTAACGATTCAACTTTAATAAATGACGTTTCTAAAATAGTCCAACCGTTTAAACGTGCTAAGTGCTTTTTAGCCAACGGTTCGTTATCAATTCCCCATTGCATAACTGGAGTTGTAAACACCTCTTCACGAATACCCGTTAAACTTTCTGCAACCTTCTCATAAATATAAGTCTTAGCACCATCGCTTAACACTTCTCCTTTAGCTTTTGGCTTTGTCATTAGTCGCCAAATTTCAGAGGAAGTGAATAAACCTAACCTAGCATTGTGCCAACC